ATGAATAAAACCATTATTCCGCAAAGTTCTTATCCCCGTGAGCGGATGCTGCAATATGGGGTGGATGCCCTTTCCAACCAAGAACTATTGGCAATCTTGCTGCGTACAGGTGCCCATCCGCTGAATGTACTTGAACTAGCCGGTACGATTTTGAACCGCTTTGAGGATATTTATGAGCTCAAGCAGGTGACCCTTGATGAATTACAAGAAATTCGGGGTGTTGGACAGATCAAAGCCATAGAAATCAAGGCGATGATCGAATTGGGCGGCCGCATCCAGCGGGCAGGACAGCCGAAGTATGGCAAAGTCAACTCTAGTATGGATATCGCGAAACACATGATGCAAGAGCTGAAAGATTTTCGCCAAGAACATTTGCTTTGTCTGTATCTGAATACCAAAAACGAGATCATTCAAAAAAAGACCTTGTTCATCGGGTCGCTGAATCAATCGATTGCGCATCCCAGAGAGATCTTTCATGGCGCGGTCCGCTGCAGTGCTGCCCGAGTTATCGCGGTCCACAATCATCCAAGCGGAAAGTATCAGTTAGGCACATAAATTATGGCAAGAAATTAACAGTGATATTTCCATCTACACTAACCTCTATTGATTCTATTATTGAGCGCCATAACTCATTTTTTTGATTGATTGAAGCTTTTTCGTATTTTTCAAAGAAGTCATCACTCAAAACTTTTTTTAAAGGAGCTATGTTTTTATTGATTTTAGGCTCTTTTAAACTAGCTATTTCGTTTTCCAACATTTCTCTATCACGTTTATATTCATCTAACTCAATAATTTCGTTAAGATAGGCTTTTTTTAATCTTTCGATTTTTACGAAAAGAGCATCTTTTTTTCTTTTTACAGAATCTTTTTTTGTTACTTCTTTTTTTAATGTTCGTACATGCATCGCAATATTCGTTTGTATGTTATCTAGCAAATAACGTTCTAATGCTCGCTCATAGTAAGTCTTTTTATTTTTGCATCTTGTAGGGTTGTTCCTTCGTCTGGTACATCTGTAACAAGATCGAATATAATATGATACTTCTCCGTCTGTCTTTTTTATATACTTTGATTTTAAAGTTGAACAAGACATGCTGCCATTACAATCCGCACATCGAACAAGTCCCCTAAAAATATAATCGTGTGAACCGCTAGTTTTTACATTTTGAGATAGCCTTAGTTGAACTGTTTCAAAAACATCCTTGTCGATAATAGGTTCGCAATAGTTTGTATTATTTCGAAGTTTGCCGATATATTTTTCATTGGTTAAAAGTTTTCGAACACTTTGATAATCTCGAACTATCCCATGTTTTTCCTCTAGATAAGTCGTTGTTTTTCTCAAAGATCCAACTCGAACATAATAATCAAATAAATCTATCACAATATCCTTATCAGGAGTGGGAACTAACCTTTTGTTTTCAATCTTATAGCCTAAGGGTACTTTCCCACTAACGACTTCACCTTGCTGAATTTTGTTTGAAAAAACAGATTTGATTCTTTCGGAAGTCATTTGTGCCTCCAGTTCAGCAAAGCTCATCACTTGTGCGATAAAAGTTCTGCCGTAAGCTGTAGTTGTATCGTAATATTGTTGAGACACGGCATTCCATGAAACATTGTGTTTTTCCAAAATTTCTTGAGTGTTCAAATAGTGTCTTAAATTACGAAACCAGCGATCTAACTTCGTAAAAAGTATTAGATCTATTTGATCGTTTTTCACGTCATCTAATAATCGCTGGAATTCGTCTCTATTTAATTTTTGACCTGATATCCCGCCATCAATATACTTATCTACAACTTTAAGATTTTTGTTTCGCTTAATGTATTCATCCAATGTTTCTTGTTGTTCTCTTAAACTGTCACCATGTTTTGCTTGCTGATCAGTCGATACACGCATATAAATTGCTACTCGTTGCAAGTTGAATCACATCCTATTATTTAGTATAATAGGCATAGCTAAATAAGCTATTGCCTTATTTTAAACACGCGCTTTCTTGGTCGGAGGAGCGTGTTTTTTTATTTGCGTAAAAAGTATTTTTGCCTTTCCTGTAGAATAATTCATTCTTACCTTTTTTCGATATAATTAACATGCATAATATACCGATCCCTTATCGAAAGCGCAACTTTGATAGGGGGCATTTTTATAGATCAAAACTAACTTTAACAGCTTTACCAATAATGCGAGCGGGATTTTCAGGGGTAATCAATATTGGACTATAATCTTTGTTGTCTGCAATAAGCATAACTATTCCATTTTGTCTTTTCACTCGTTTTAATGTTGCTTCATTATCCCCGTTAATTATGACTGCAGCTATTTCGCCATCTTCGACATCTTCTTGTTTTCTTAGTAAAACATAGCTTTTTTCAGGCACTGTAGGTACCATGCTGTCACCTTTTGTTTTGAGAAAGAATAATTCGCCAGATGGTAAGAAATCAGCAATCTCTTCTCTATAACCCTCGATATTTTCTTCCGCTAAAATTGGTTCACCACACATTATTGTTCCTAATATAGGAATCATCACTCGATCACTATCACTAACATCCTCTAATCCCAAGATGCTTAAAGGGCTAACTTTAAGAACTTTTGCTAATAAAGCGATCTTGTCTCTTTTCATGTTAGCTATATCGCCTTTTTCCCACTTGCTTACAGTTGCTTTTGTAACGCCAATAGATTCAGCGACAGATTCTTGCGATAAATTCAGTTCTTCTCTACGTTTTTTTAAATTAAATGTAGCCATCAATTTCACTCCTATCTTTCTTAGACTTTTATAGAAGTAATTTTACTACTTTTGTATCGTATTGTAAACTGATAGTGTTATAAAAAACATTTTATGTGTATTTTAAGAAACTTTTGTGTTGACTCTCGAATGCACAGGTGCTAATATGAGTATCGTAAACGATACAACAAGAGAGGAGGACATGTTATGCGAGAAGAACTGCTACGTGCAAAAATAGTAGCTAATAAGATGACTATCGAAGAATTCTTAGTTAAGTTGAAAAGCTACGGTATTGATATGAGTAAATCAGCTTTTTATAACAAAAAAAATGGGAACAGTGATTTTACTCGTAACGAAATTCAGGTTATCTCAAAAGCTCTTGGTTTGAACAATGATGAAGTATTAGCTATTTTTTTTAACTGAATGTATCGTAAACGATACAAAAAGGAGGGAGTTCAATGACGGTTAAAATAAACGGAAGTTTGAATCTCGATAGATTAGCTAAGGCTTTGGAAAGGATTCATGAAGAACAATCTGGCGAACGTGTTTCAATTTCAATTCGGAAAATGACGGACGATGAAAGACTTGAATATCAGTCAAAAATTTCTAGTAGTGAAAGTAGGGATAGTGCATGACCTACACAATACAACAAGAGCTGCTAATCGACACCCTAGCCAAAGAAAAAGTTGGAAGATTGCATGACCAGTTACACGATCGCAAAAGTTTACTGAGCGATTCTCAACGAGATCTTTTACTTAGGGATCTCAAAAGGTATCAGGAGTTACTTTATCAATGCCGGTTAAATCGGCAAATAGATTTGAGGTGAGATATATGAAAATTACAATCGAAGCAAAGCCAGAGGAATTAGCAAAATTGCTCCAGGCTATTGGTAGTAGCGAGGAGCAAAAAACAACTGTTTCTATTGATGAGGAACGAGTTGGAAAAACTATTTTTGAAGCCACTCAAGGTAAAGATGAATCAATAGCTCCTCGAAAGTTCAGTCTTGAAGAAGGCTATGGAGACAAAATTAAAAATCCTTACTGAGGGAAGATATGTTTACGAATAAATTCCCAATCTTCTTCAGTAGCACGGCCTTGATAGTTCTTAATAATCTCGCATATGAAAAGTGAATCATTATTATCAAGAACTGTGTTTAGCTTATCTGTCATTTGGTTAGGAGAAAGCGTTGTTTTAACCAACCAGAATGATTTTTGGAGTTTAATATAAGTTCCAAATTCTTTGATAATCTCGAAAACCTTATCGTATTTCTGACCGGGATCATTCAAGTCGTAGCTAATCATAAAAGATTTAAACATTTTTACACCCCCCTTATCAATTATTTCGGCCGACCACTGACTGATAAGGAAATTATACAACAGAAAGGAAATTAAAAAATGTCAAATTTAGTAATTATGAAAGATCAGCAAGCAGTAACAACCAGCTTAAATTTAGCTGAAAGTTTTGAGAAGGAACACAAAAACGTAATACAGGCTATTGAATCCAAGATTCAATCGGCTGAAAATTCAGCGCATTACGAAAAAATGTTTGCCTTGGGGTCTTATAGAGATTCTAGAGGAAGAGAACAGAAGATGTATTACATGAATCGGGACGGTTGGACATTTATCGCTGTAGGATTCACAGGCAAAAAAGCAGATGCGTTCAAACTTAAATACATTGAAGCATTCAATCAAATGGAAGATCACATCAAACAGCAGCAACAGATTCCAGATACACCACGAGGGCTTGCATTGCTGGCGTTAGCTGCAAACGAAGAAGCGAGCAAACGTATCGATGAGATTGATGAGCGACTGGTAGATATTGAAGAAAATAAATTGATCACTACTGAAGACAAAGGGACCATCGATCGTGCGGTCCAAAAGAAAGTTTATCAGATCTGTAAAGATCAACATCTTGGTCAAGGCGCAAAAAGCATGTTGTTTCAGGATTTGGGATCTAGCATCAAACAATTATTCGGTGTTCCGAATCGTGGACGCATCAAGGATAAGGATTTCCAAAAAGTTTTGGGGTTCATTGATCATTGGCAGCCGTCATCTGTAACCAAGGAACGAATCAATCAGATTCAAACAGAATTGGATATGGAGGATCGGGCATGATTAAAAAGCTATGTATCTGGTATCTAAGAATTACAGAAACACCCGTATTCCTCAATTTAGAAACGGTGGATGGCGACATCAACCTTGCCGCAAAAAAAGGACCGGTCTTCCTAAGTGCGGATACTGGTCCTTACGGAGTATTCCTTAATTACAAAAGCAAAAGGAAGGTGAGACGGTATGACTAGAGCAGACGCTTTGCGCATCGGTAAAGTCATTGCTGATCGATGGTACAGACACAACAAGCCGTTGATCCAATCAAGACAACATATCGAACGAATGAAAAAAAAGAGCCTACACCAGTTTCCGCCAGTGTAGGCAATGAGTAAAACATTATTAGTTAAGGAGATTATACTATGAATCCATTTGACAGTCTAGGGGCAAGACAATTTCCGCCAGATGAACCAGATCCGATTGCATTTGATTGGCGTGGCAATCCCCTATATCAAGGTGACCTAGTCTATTCCATTGATGATCAATTCATCCATGAGGATGACCTGCTGGAGTACTGCAAATCAAAACTAGGAAAGCCGGTGCCTTTATGACAATAAAAGAAATCGTTTCTTTCGAGGAGCTTTACAACCGAGATCTGACGAATGCAGTTAAGAAGAATGTCCAAAAATACACAGATAAACAAGGAAATCCACAAGAATTTTCTCTTGAATATCTTTCATGGTCATATGGATGGCGTGAAATGAAACGTATTGATCCGGAGGCATCAGAAAAAGTCCACGAATTTCCAATGTTTGATAATCAATTCCGAATGATTGAAGGGGTGACAGTCCCTTATTTAAAAACGCCCCAAGGATTTTTCGTCAGAAACACTGTGACTTTTCAAGGTAAGGCAGAAACCGAATGGCTGCCAATTGTTGAAAAAGCCAAGTATCCAGTATCCAATCCTAATAGTTTTCAAATTAACACTAGTAACAAACGTTGCTTTGTTAAAGCGTTGGCCAAGCATGGATTAGGCTTGTATCTCTATGCAGGGGAAGATATGCCAGAAGATATTTCTAAGCCAGAACTAATTAGTGAAGAACAAGTTGGTTATTTGGATGAAATACTCAAGGTTGTTGCTCAAGCAACTGATACAGATTTTGAAATCCTTGTTGCAAATATACGAGAAAACACAAAAATCCAAACACCATTTGATCAATTAAATAAAAATGAATATGGCACTATTTTGAATTATGCCAATCGGATGAAGCTTAAGGCGGAAAAAGTTCAGAAGGCTAAACCACCTGAACAAGCAGCACCGAAAAAGAATGAAACTAAATCATTTACATGGGGGGAACTATCTGATGAATGAATTAATCAAAACGGACACAACGATTCAGATTGACTATACACCTAGTACCATTGAAATCAAAAATGAAGCAGAGCTGGAAGCGCTGGTTGAAAATACCGTCAATCACTACAATAGTTTGACTTTCAGTGAAGGAGACATTCAAGGGGCGAAAGATGCTCAATCTTCTCTAAATAAAATTATCAAATTGTTGGAAGTAAAACGAAAAGAAGTAAAAAACGGTTATTCTGAGCCGTTAAAAGCATTTGAAGCCAAGATCAAATCATTTGTTGATCAGATGGAAACTGCCAAAGAAGGGATTTCTCAAAGCCTCGAAAAGTTCGAAACTAAAGAACGTGATTCCCGATTGCAGAAAGTGAAAGAAAAAATAGAGGACCTGTGCAATGCATTAGCTGTTGATTCAAGTGAAATCGAAATTCCTGATCGATGGACAAATAAGGGCGCCTTTACTGCTGCTAAGGGTGAGTTAACAAAAGCAATCAGTAAAGAAATAACAGATACCATCAATGAAATCGTTTCTAAAAAACAAACTTTAGCAGCGAACAAACAAGCAGTTGAAAGCTACGCACAGGCTGTTGGCTTAGATCCATTCTCTTGGGTTCGTTGGATTGATCAAGGTCATGAATTGCAAGAAGTCTTTGACCAGATCAATCAAGTGGTTGCTGAACAGAAACAAAAGCTTGCAAAAGCAGCAGCAATCATCGAAAAAGTGGAGAAAAAAGAGACAGCTCCATCAGTACCGATTGATCCGGAAACTGGTGAAATTCAAGAAAAGCCTGCTCAAGAAAAGGAAGTATCAACAAAAGGCAAAGTAGTCACGCTGAAACTTAAAGGCTCGGATGAACAATTTAAACTACTAAATAAAAGTATTGTGCAATTAAGGATCGAAATTGTTGAAGTGACCGAGTGATGCTAGCCAAGATTTTGAAGCAACAGGGGAACAGATTTCTACTGGAAGTTGATGAGAATGTAAATCCTGAACACCTTGAAACGATCCGCAGGGGGCAGGAGGGATTCGCGGAAATCCAGTTTATAGATAATGACCCCAGAAGTGCGAAGCAAAATGCGTTGTCTCATTCATTGATCAAAGATATTGCTGAGAGTGAAAACATTCCACGCTATGAAGCGAAAGAGAAAATGCGACATATCTATCAAAGCACCTACGATTGTGAATTCAGCCATGCGGAAGCGACAAAATCAGAGATGAACCAATGGATTGACTTTCTAATCGAATACGTTGTTGCAGAAGGAGTTCAGTTGCCAAGGCGCTACAACTACCTTCTGGAACACGACAGTTTCTTCTACTTCTGCTGCAAATACCGTAAATGCGCAGTAACTGGTCAATCAGGAGCGCAGATCCACCATGTAACGGCAGTAGGGAATCGCCACAGAAACAAAGTCGATCATCGGAAGTTTCCGTTTGTTGCTTTGAGTTGGAAGTATCACAATATCGCTCACAACTTGGGTCAAGAAGAGTTTATTCAAAAATATCAAATCAAACCAGTCTATTTAGACCAAGAGGCATTGATCAAGATCGGAATTATGAACAACGCCCAGATCATGCGATTTGATGAAGAATACGAAACGGAAGATTTGTTCAAGAAAGCTATTGAGGAGGAGTATCGTGAGTGATCACCGAAGTTATTTTGCGGTAATTCCTGCCAGTGTTAGATATGACGATACTTTAATACCTAACGCAAAACTTTTGTACGGAGAAATTACCGCCTTGTGCAATGAAAAAGGCTATTGCTGGGCAAGTAATGACTATTTCGCCAGTCAGTATAAAGTAGGTAAGTCTACTATTCAAAACTGGCTTAAATCCCTTGAAGATAGGGGGTTCATATACAGAGAGGTCAAATACAAAAAAGGGACTAAGGAAATTGAAGCTAGGTATATCAGAATTCTAGACGGCCCCGCCCAGAAAAATGTAGGGGGTAGCCCAGAAAAATGGGTGACCCCTCACCCAGAAATCTATCAAGATAATAATACATCTATTAATAATACATTTAATAATACAAATAAAGAAGAAGTTGAAACTTCTCCTGTGAAGTATTCTACCGAACACTTCACGCTTGCTTCGAAGCTTAAAAATAATTTGATTAATGATTTTCCAAAAGAAATGAAAAAAGCCAACTTGGAAAAATGGGCAGATGTTATCCGCCTTATGGAGGAAAAGGATGATCGTACGATCAAACAAATTGAGTATGTGATCAATTGGCTTCCTTCAAGTGAGTTTTGGTTTGGCAATATCAGAAGCGCTAAAAAGCTGAGAGAAAAATTTGACAGTCTCAAGTTTGAGATAAAAAAAGAAACAAGTAACCAGAAGCGAATGAAGAAACCTTTTATTCGAGAAGAACCATTGCCTGAAAGGTTTGTTAATCCTGAACCGGAGCCTGAAATTGATCCTGAACGTCAAGCGGAAATAAATGCTAAGGTCCAAGCTTATCTAAACAAAAAGGGAGGTGGTTAGATGAATAAAGAAAAAAGACTTGAAAAAAAGATTCGCCGGCAGCGGATGGTGTACCTTGCAGAAAAAGTCGATCTCGAAAAATACCCGGATGCCAAAAAGGAATGGGAAAAGCTTCGGGAGGATCTCTATGAAGGTGTAAATCCTGAAAAACGTTTAGTTGAGGTTCTCTATAAAGGGGATGTCATTTTTACAGGAAATAAGAAAACCGTTAGTGAGAAATGCAAGAAGTCCAAAGTTACTGTTAAAAATTTAATCCAAAGTGGGAACCCGGATAAACAAGGGCGAATTTACCGCTGGAAGGAGTAACCCCAAAGGTGTCCCACCATTTCATAGGAGGTGTCCCACCTTTTGGCTACGAAGAAAAAAAGACCCAGATACGCTATGGATGATGCAACCATCGAAAAGTTTCAGTGGTTGTGTGTGCAGCATCAAAAGCGATCAAGCAAGAAATTATATCCCAAAGATACATTGAAAGAGTTGATCGACCACGAATATGAAATTCGGAAGAGTTTCGGTTAGGAGTGAACGATGACCAACAAGGAGTCGCTGATTAATAAAATTGTTGGAGATTTAGAAAATGATTTGGATCCAGAACAACTTAGGAAAGTAAATATGCTCCTATTGATGCATTTGGATTCCTTCGACTTAGTTAAAACTTCAACTGATGTAGTGATCTATGATGAGAGATCCGATGCAGCTGCATACCATCAATTTATGGTGTCAAAGAAGATTCAGGGGCTTTCAGACGGAACATTGAAACTTTATATGCAGACGATCAATTTCTTCATGAGTAAGCTTAGAAAGCCGTTTAAAGATATCACCGCAAATGACATCCGATTGTTTATTGCTAACAGGGAAATTCAAGATCGAATATCTAAAGGTACGCTTGCTCGTGAACGTGGCTGCATCGTTAGGTTCTTTCACTGGCTTTATATCGAAGAGTTTATCGATCGAGATCCTGGCGCAAGGGTGGAAAAGATAAAAGTACCCAAAAGGCGCAAACAAGAATTCAGCGAGCTTGAAGTTGAAAAGCTGCGAAGTGCTGCATCTAATGCAAAAGAAACGCTCATCATCGAACTGCTATTGAGTACTGGATGTCGAGTCTCTGAATTGGTTTCTCTAAATTTTAGTGACTATGACCAAGAAAATGATTCGATTGAAGTGATTGGAAAAGGCAACAAGCAAAGAACTTTATACTTTAATGCCAAGGCAAAGCTGGCGTTGAATCATTACTTAAAAGAGGTGCCTCACATCACTGGTCCATTATTTTATGGACAGACGAAAGGGAAAGAAATGACTACTGCCGGAATCCAAAAGTTGGTAAAGCGTCTAGGGGAGCGTGCAGGTGTTTTGAATGTTCACCCACACAGATTCAGAAGGACAGCCGCAACACTTGCGAGAAGACACGGGATGCCTATAGAACTCGTTTCTAGGTTCCTCGGTCATGAAAATATTGAGACTACGATGGCTTACTCGATGATTAATGATGATGAAGTGAAGATCTCCCATCAAAAGTTTGTAAGTTGAGGTGAATAATTTGAAAAGGATTTATTACAACGAATTTTATGCGATTTTAGTGGACGAAACAGCAAGGACCTATCGTTTCATTACTAGTCAAGAAGGAATAGCCTATGCGGATCAAATTGGTGTACAGGCGATTTATCGTAATGCTTTGAACCAAAGGGAAGAGTTTTTGATTGAACTAGGCTATAAAATAACAAAATAGACAATATATAGTGTGCGAAAATACGTTCCTACAATATATTGTGGATAAAACTGTTGATATGTGCATAAGTCTAAAGGAGGAAATGAAATGTTAGAAGGATTTAAAACTATTGTTATTCAAAATAAGGTGCAATCGGTGCCTAGAGCGGTGTTGAGCAATGGGGCGTTAACAATTAATAAGAGTGCCATCACACGAATCGTTGATAAAGGATTCATAGAAGTGGGTGTTGATCCAAAATCAGGCCAAATCTGTATTTGTGAATCTGGGAAAACAGCTGCATCCATGCCTATTAAAATTCAGAGTTACAAACGTTTCTCTTCAAAAGATTTTGTTCGTCTTGTTTCAAAATTTGTTAAAAACTTTGAAGAAAACAAAAGGTATTATATCCCAGTTGAAGCTAATAATGGTTATTTGATCCTATTCTTTGGTGATGCGGAGGTATCAGAATGAATGAATTAGTCGAGCTAGTAGAACAATGGGCGAAAAATAAGGCGCTTGATAAGGCAGATCCTAGCAAGCAGATGCTTAAAGTTGTCGAAGAAACTGGCGAAGTTGCGGCTGCATTAGCTAGAAATGACCAAGATGCATTACGTGATGGCATCGGAGATGTTGCAGTGACCATAATTATTTTAGCTTTGCAAAACGACATGGATTTATACGAGTGCTTGAATTTCGCTTACGACGAAATCAAAGGACGGACTGGAAAGATGGTCAATGGTGTTTTCGTTAAGTCCAGTGACCTGAAATAATTCCATAATCGGAAGAAATAAACAACTAGGAGGGAACGAAAGTGAAAAAGGAGCTTTTAGATTTTATTGAAAAAGAAAAGGTTTTTAATGCCAATCCAAAAATGGAAATGGTACCTGCAAAAGCATTAGAGGAGAAGGTAAAAGACTTGTACATCTCCGAAAAGTCCGCACAAGACGACTTGATTGAATGGATTCAGGTTAATAGCAATGAGCTTTCCGAAGCAGTTCAGGGAGTTTTAGATACATGGAAAGTGATACACAACGTACCTGTAACTACTGAACCAAATACATCTTTGATTATTGATAGTGTGGATGTAGACAGCTTGACCGATGACATTTTAAAGGCAGTTAAAAAAGGCATCGTTAACGTTATTAATACCAGACAGATTTAGTCAGCTATCCACCAAAATAGCAGAAAGCGAGGAATGAATGTGAGTAAGAAACAAGAACTAAAAAACTATGT